GTCTTATGTCTTATATAAGACCTACACTAGAATAATGTGCATGCGCGCCCATGCATGCGACTACCATACTTTTCTGCAAAATTTTACTTTTGAGGTGAAAATAAATTATTTATTTTATTTTCATAAGGTGCGGTAAAGCAACATTTTTAGGTGCATAATTCGCACATCGGTTAGCGATTTTGTTACCGACAACCCCTAGAAAGTCAGACCATGAAAAACGCAAACACCGCCCCTAAGACCGCCCCTAAGACCGCCCCTAAGACCGCCCCTAAGACCGCCCCTACATTGTCAGTCAGCGCTTACAGTGCGAACTTCGCGACCCGTCGTTCAGTGTTGGTCGAAAACCTCGCACGGTTAAAAGTGAAAAATGGTCCCGACGCGGGCAAAGATTTAGAATCTATGCTAAGCGATTCAAACTCAAAATTCTTTTTTGACGCGAAAGTGTCAGCGAGAATCGATGCGTTGGGCATCGATGTTTCTAAGCTGTTCACAAATACGATCAACCCTAAATCGGTTAAGCGTTTCATACAATTTGTGTCAGCACTTGACGCAAAGACCTATAAAAACATCGACGTTACAAGCGCGACGATCGTTTACTCTTTGCATATCGCGGGTGATAACCCGCTGACAGTTGAAGCGTTACAGTATCTCGCAGCGGGTCTTAAAACGGGTCGTGTAAGCCCTGAGACACGCGGTGTATCGCGCGCGACTTGCGCAAAACTGTTCGGGCGTGTCGCGGTTTCTACGGTGCCCACGCAAGCATGTAGAACGGTGGGCAAGAATGGTTTCTTGCAGCTTATCGGTGCAACCATCGGGGAACCGGGCAAAACAAACCAGCAAGTCAGATTGAATGCAAGTCACCCGCTGATAGTGAACTTTTTCAATGTAATGAATACCGCGAACGAAGGGCAGATAGAAGAAATGGTCAAGTAACCCCCTAATACCCGCAAGGGTACTCGACCGACCGACCGACCGACCCCTAATCGGGGATCGGTCCCCGCCCATGGCCCTTCACGCCGTTTTTCCAGGCTTCAGCAAAAAAGTGCTTATAGGGCCAGCACAAACCAAACCAGACCAAACCCAAGCCCACCCGGCACGCACACCCCAGAAATCCTGGCGGCCCGCCACCTGAGAGAGTGCTTATAGAGCCGGGTGTCTACCACCCGACGCCAGCAGCAGATCGACCGTATCGTCAGCCCCAGGGCCGCACAGCAGGGCAAGGGGCAGCGCCGCATCGGTGGGCAAGCCCACCTCTTCGTCGTAAGCCGTCAGCCCCATCGCATCGCGAATGGTCACAAACCGGGTGGTGAAGACATCGCTACCCGTTCCTGCCAGCGCCAGGGCATCCGCCATGCTCCAGCGTTGAAGCAAGTGCCCATGTCGCGCACCACGGTCCAGCATGTGCTCACCCGAGAGCGAACCCCACCCGATAACCGCTAGCACTTCGACCAGAGCGTCATAGGTTCGGTTGGATGCCATGTGACCCAAGCCATCTCGCAGTGCCATGCGCAAGCTGTTGCGATTCGCAATGCCTGGCCACTCGCGCGTCAGGTCCGAGCCCAGCGCACCTGGGTCGTCCGCCACCCATCGAAGTGTCAGCTCGCGCGCCAGGTGAACATGCTTGTGAGTGAGAAAAGCGCCTGCAAGCTTTGCGTCCATCACCAGCTCCCTGCCATTGGGTTGTCGAATGCCGCGACAGCGGTCTCAATCTGCTCGGCCGCCTCGCTGGCCGTCAGCTCCGCGGGTATGTCGATGATGTTGCCGTCTGCGTCGAATTTGTAGCCGGCCTCCAGCATATCGCGCCCTTCACGAATAGCGATTTCGAGCTGGGTTTCTGACCTTTTCGCGCGGGCCTTCTTCACCTTGAATCGAGGGTCGTTCTTCAGCAACTCCACGATGGCCAGGTCTCGCGCAACTGCGAACCCGCCGGCCTTCAGATAATTCAGCAGCTTGTGGTGCTCGTCCCCACACCAGTTTTCGACGATCTGCTTACGCTCGACAATCGGGTCCGGGGTTTCGTAGATGTCTGAACCCCTGATGTGAATGTCATCACTTGTTGCCATCAGCTCCTGCTCGGCCGTCCGCGCAGCCTGACAGTAACTGGCCGCCGCGAGTGCCGCGCGCAGCTTCTCCGTTGCGTTCTTCAGCTTCGAGCGCGGGAGCAGGTGTGGGTGGCTTTGCTCGATCTTGCTGACCGAGGTGACGCGCCAGCTTGAGCGGTCAGCTTCAGAGATTGCAGCCAGCGCATTAAAGATCGCCTTGGTTGGATCGTTATCCATCTTGCTGCCCCTTTGCAGCCACCGCTGCGGCGATCGCCGCAGCAATCTCGTCCAGACTCAGAACCGTTGCTGACTCTTTCATGTCTTCCATCACCGAGCGCATGGTGGTTTTTCTGAGAGGGGCCGACTGTGTCATGAGCTTTTGAACCAGGGGCACCAGAACCTTGTTTGCCTCGACGGGGTCTGAGGCCAAACAGGCGATCAGGTTCGACAGCGACCCGGCCCCGCTGCCCGCGACCATCTTCAGCATGCCGGGGTGGTGGTGCTCTGCGATCGCAAAGGACGAACGAAAGAGCTTTTTGGTGGATTGGGTTTTGACTTCAGACATACTGGACTCACTATCGTTAAATAACCAGGGGCTCTTACCATTATAGGTAAGAGCCCCTGTGTTTTATGAATTTGTGGCGATTTACTTTACATCAGCCGTGAACCCGATCGGTTGTGAGACCGCGTCGGTGTCGCGGGGCTTCGGGTCGGGCTCATCGAAGCGCCCGATCTGGTTCTGGGCGATCAGCAAGACCAGAATAAACGCCAGGGGCTCTTGGTACATGAAAGCGTAGACGCCTGCGATGATCATCGCAACCAGTGCATAGTGAATGGGGTGGAACACGGTAAGAAGCCTCTGTTGAAGTTGAAAGTCAGCACTGACTCTGCCTTATTTGGAAATGCGAGTCAAGCCCAAGGTCGCGAAATCAAAGTCTGTCACGATGCCTTCTGAGAAGCCCGGGGTGCCCTGCACGATCGACAGACGCTGCACGAAGTGACCCTTCAGGTGGTTGTTGTGATCGTCTGCCATGTCCACGATCAGCGCGACGTTGGGGCCTGTCTTCTTTTCGCGCAAGCCCCGGCCGATTCGCTGGCGCGTGGCAACCTCTGCCTTGCCCCCGCCGGCCAGCACGATCATGCCCACGCTAGGTACGTCCACACCCACGTCGAGAATGGTTGAGCCGATCAGGGCGTCGATCGCACCGGTGCCCAGGGCCTTCAGGGTGCGGGTGCGCTCTGCCTGGTTGTCGTCGCCGTAGATGAAGGCGGCTCTTGCGCCGGCGCGGGTGAGCATGGTCAGCAAAATTTCGCCGTGGGCCTTGTGCTGCACCAAGATCATCGCGTTCAGGCCATACCGCATCGCGCGCAGTACTTCCGCACAGATTGCCCTGTTGCGGTATTCGTTGTTGACGATGCCGTGCTCGTAGGCGGGCTGCCAGGGCGTTGAGCGCGCCAGGCGCTTGGGCTTGTGCTGCACCGGCATGTTGACGTACTTGAAGTAAGGCCGCGCGAGAATGCCGCGCTCGATCAGCAGCTCTTCACTGATGCGAACCGCGACCGGGCCGCAGCATGCCAAAAGTCGCATGTTGGCCGCCTCGTCGTCCTTCATGAACGGGGTGGCTGTGAGAGCCATGCGGTAGTGGGCGTTCTTGCACGCCGACATGACGATGTAGAAGCTGTCGCCCGAAACTTCGTGCGCCTCTTCGACAATCACCAGCTCGAACTTCGCCAGAATCTCGATCGTTGCCACGCGCAAGCGCTCGTGACGCTCCACCTTCGCTGTGATCTTGCCTAGCTCCAGCTGTAGGTTGCCGTTTTCGCGGTCGAGCTTGTCGGTCAGCGCCAGCAGCTCGTTGCCGATCTCAAGGGCCGGGGTCTTTTTCTTCACTAGCACCTTGCGCTCAGCATCAACCTTGCGCGAAATCGCAGCATCCCGACGGTCTTTGAGCGCTTGCATCTCGCCCTTGACCGACTTGACCTCAAGCCGCGCGGCAAGCGTCTGCACCATCGCAACCGTGTACTTTGACAAGCGTCGACCCTCGCTGCCGTCTTCCCGGGTGTAGGCAATGCCCCACTCGCCGTCGCCCAGAATCGCGCAGGGCGCGCCGGTCATCTTCTCGACTGCCTCGTGCATCTGGTACATGAGAATGCCGCGCGTGGTCAGAAAGAGGGCAGGGCGACCGATACGCTTCATCGCCATGCGAGCCAGGCGGGACTTGCCCCCACCGGTCGCTACTTGCACCGTGATGTTCTTGTGCCGCACCAGGGTCTCGACCGCCGCGGGCTGGTAGTCATACCGCTCAGAGAAGCCAAAGTCGTCCACCACCGGGTTGGGCTCACCCAAGGGCTCTGGCGCGGGCTTGCCCACCACCTGCACCTGGTGGCCCATCTTCTTCAGCCCCTGGGTCACCAGTCGCACAAAACCCGTGGGGAACGTGCCCTTGTCGTAAGAGAAAAACGAGCTGTTGCCGTCCCAGCCCCCGCTCTTGAACGCCGTCATGTGCTCAGACCCATCGACCTTGTACGACAAGAGCCGGTGAATCTCGTTGCGCGCCTCGTTCGGGGCGTTGAGCACTTTGGCGGTGACTGCGTTGAAAGCGATCGAGATCATGTGTTGCTTGCCAAAAGTGAAGATTGCTTATACAGTCAGGACTGACTTACGTGTGCTTATAGATACCTCTCAATTATAGAGAATCAGCTTGACAAAACAAATCGACATTCAACACCTGGCGCCAGCCCGCCTGATGCCCAACCCGTGGAACTCCAACCGAGTTGGTCCCGAGATGGAAGAGCGTCTTCGCGCCAGCATCGCTGAGTTCGGGCTTTACAAGCCGATCGTGGTGCGCGAGCTGATTGGAGACACCTTTGAGATTCTGGGTGGCGAGCACCGCTGGCGCGTCGCCTGCGACATGGGCCTGCAGACAGTGCCGGTTGTCAGCGTGGGCGTTATCACCGACAAGAAGGCGAAATTGCTGGGTCTGGCCGACAACGGCCAATATGGCGAAGACGACAGCCTGATGCTGGCTGCGATTCTGCGCGACATTGGCCAAGAGGATGTCTCGACCTACCTGCCCTACACCGACGAAGACATGGCCGGCATGTTTGCAGCCGCCGACGTTGACTTGGACTCCCTGGGCTTTGACGACGAAGAAATGAATGCTGGCACGCCAATGGCAGACAGTGTGCGCCCCGGCGTCACTCACGAGCTGATGCGCTTCAAGGTTCCGATCGAAGACCGTGAGCGTGTTCAAAAGCTGATCGAGAAAGTCATCGCCGACAACGGCCTGAAGGCCGAGACCGACTCAATGGTTGCCGCCGGCATGGCCCTGGTGGTGATCGCCAACGCCGCGAGAGAGTCGCTGTGACGCCTTACCACCGCGTAATTCCGATTCGGGTCGAGCAGGGCGACCTTGAAGAGATCGAAGAAAACGCCGCGGTGACCGCGTGAGCACCGCGTCGGCATTGATCGCAGTTGTACGCGACCACATGGGCCGCAAGTCCACCTGGACCTTTAGCCGACCTGTTGGCTACTCAGACGTGGTTGTTATTGATAGCGTTTGCAAGTTGGTCACCAAGTCGATCAAAAAGTACACCAATCACCCACCCAGCGTAATTCTGGTGGCAATTAACGGAGGCAAATCATGAGCCTGACACAAGCAACCCCACAAACGCCTGAAGAGCAAGCCGAGGTCGACTACGGCGACCACGTCATCTGGCGCCTAGTCAATTCGACCATCACCAGCTTCGGCTCTAACGAAGATGGCGAGATTTTTCTCTCCACAGTCAAAGACGGCGTGAACTGCGCCTTCGTGATTGGAAAAGACGAGCACGGCGACTTGGCGATCTTTGAGATTGAGAAGGAATCAAAGTGAGCGACAAAAAACTGAAAACCGAAACTTGGCCACTTGCCAACATCACACCCTATGAGCTGAACGTCAAGAAGCACGACAAGGAACAAGTTGCGCGCATTGCCGCTTCGATTTTGAAGAGCGGTTTTGACCAGCCAATCGTGGTAGACAAGAACGGCGTGATTATCAAGGGTCACGGTCGTCGCCTGGCACTCATTGAACTGGGTCGCACCGAAGCGCCGGTGATTATTCGTGATGATTTGAGTGCGGCGCAAGTTCGCGCCGCACGTCTGGCAGATAACCGTGTCGCCATTGGCGACATCGACACGGAAATGCTCAAAGTTGAGCTGGAAGACCTTGATTTCGATCTTCTGGAAGGTATTTTTGACGAAAAAGAACTCAATTTCATAGTTGCCGACCTGGGTGACATGAATTCTGACTCTTTCGTCACCGACATGAACGCCGTTATCGCTGATCAAAAGACTGACATGACCGAGCGCGTGGCTATTGCTGAAGGTGCCCGGGTGCCGCTGGCCAAAGCATTTGGCTTCAAAGACATCGCTGCGCGCGACCAGATTCACATCACCAAACTCATGGGCAAGGCGGAAAACGTCACTGGCTTGACTGGCGAAGAAGCCCTCACTACCTACATCGCCGCACTATGAGCGCCTACCTAATTGACAAGCGCTTCACCACGCGGGTGCAACGATCCGACCGGGTGCTTGAGGTCGCCGAGGCGTTTGGCATCGGTCTGGAAGACAAAGAATTCGTTGTCTTTGACAACCTAACCTTGAATGTCAACCCCGGCGACGTGGTCTACATCACCGGTCAGTCGGGCGGGGGCAAGTCGGTGCTGCTGCGCGAGCTGTCTGCGCAGATGGCGGCCGAGGGGGCGCAGGTGGCCAACCTGGACGATGTCGCCTTCACCGACATGCCCCTGATCAACCAGATTGGCACCGACACCAACGACGCGATCCGTCTGCTGGGCCTGGCCGGCATCAACGACGCCTACCTCTGGGTGCGCAAGCCCGCCGAGCTTTCGGACGGCCAGCGCTACCGCTTTCGCTTGGCCAAGGTGATCGAGACCGGGGCGATGGTCTGGGTCGCCGACGAGTTTCTGGCCGTGCTGGACCGCACCAGCGCGAAGGTGATTGCCTTCTCGCTCCAGAAGGTCGCGCGGCGCGCGGGCGCCACCGTGATCGTTGCCACCACCCACACCGACATGGTGGCCGACCTGTGCCCCGATCTGTTCATCGAGAAGCGCTACCGCGAGAAGCTGCGCATCGAAGTCTTTGCCGACGCCCGTGCGCGCGCCAAAGAGAAAACCTGCACCCGTGACGAACTCAACGAACTTCTTTTAAAGGCCCTGTGAAATGAAAAAATCAACCATCGCGCGCGTTTGCCACGAAGTCAACCGCGCGTACTGCCAAGCCCTTGGCGATATGAGCCAGCCCTCTTGGGAAGACGCACCTCAATGGCAGCGCGACTCCGCAATGCTGGGCGTCACACTGCACAGCGAAAACGATGTTGGGCCGCAGGCCAGTCACGAAAGCTGGATGGCGCAAAAAGTCGCCGAGGGCTGGGTGTATGGCGAGGTCAAGAACCCCGACCTCAAAGAGCACCCGTGCATGGTGCCGTTCTCTGAACTGCCCGCGTCGCAACAAGCGAAAGACTTCATCTTTCGGGCCGTTGTTCATGCGCTGAGCGAGAAGACCGAATGAGCGCCAAGACCTTTGGCCAAAAGGCCGTCGACAACTACGACCCGTGCCCCATTGCTGCAAACGCGGCATCGACATGCAAGGCAATTTTTGCCCAGGCGATCGACCAACTTGCCGCCGAGCGCGCATCGGCCGCATTGGCCGGCGACTCTGAAAAAGCCCGCCTGGTCAGCATCGCCATCACCGAAACCCAGGGTGCCCAGATGTGGGCGATTAAAGCCGTCACTTGGAAATCTTGATGACCTACGAAGAACTGCTGGCCGGCGGCCAGAGCCACCTGGTGATGTTCTACGGCACCGCATGCGGCCCGTGCGCGCGCCTGAAGCCCCGCCTGGCCGCTCTGGCGGCTCGCAACGAGGTTTCTTACCACCAGATCAACGTCGCCTCGGACATGGACGCCGTGCGCGCCCTGAAGCTGCGCAGCGTGCCCAGCCTGGTGCTGGTGCGGGCCGGGCGGGGTGAGCATGTCCACACCGGTGACGCCACCGACGAGCAGATCGAGCAGATTCTGCGCGAGAAGGCGTTTCTGACATGAGTGCCGCGCGCCACGAGCTGTGGACCCCCACGGTGGTCGAGCGCCGGGCTCGACCACCCGCCGGCGTGAGTCTGAGCTTGCTCAAGCACATCTACGTCGAGTTTGGCACCAAGGCCGACTGGGACGCGCTCAGCATGCTGCACTACAAGGGCCACACGTTGGCCGCCGGGAGTCGCTACGTGCGCTGCATGCTGGCCGAGCCGGGGTGCTTGCCCACGCTGATTGGAATCATGGTGTTTGCCTGCCCGCGGCCCCTGGACGGCGGGCGCAACGACGTGTTCCCCAAACTCAGGCCGAACGCAAATGGGCGCGACAACCGCATGATCAACCAGGCGAGGTTGAGATGGATCAACAGCAACATGACGTGGAACAACCGCACCGTGCTGGACACCATGTACCGCTCGGCCGGCATCGCCTACCGGTTCAAGAACCTGGCATACCGCCTCTACTGCGCCAAATACAAGCTGCGCTTTGTCGAGTCGCGCAGCTCGATGGGTCGCTTCAACCCATTCTCCATCAAGACCGGGATGGACTTCACCAAACCCCGACCCGCCGCGGCCTTATCAGACGGGCTGAAGTTCTTCGCTGGCCACTTTACAAGCTCTCCGCACGACAGCGTGGCCATTATGGAAGAGCTAGTGGCATTGCCACCTGGTGAGCGCGCACACATGGAACGCAAGCTGCGCGAGTTCTACTACAAGTGGTCCAGTGTGGAAAAGTCGGGCGACAAGCGCGACCTGGGCATGACCCGGGTGAACGAGCTGCCGATCGACTATGTTCTGAAGCAAGTCATGCAGCTGGTGTTTTCCGCCACTGTCTACTGGATTTGGAAAGTCGTCGACGAGCCGGCCACACTTGGCACATCGCTACCGCTGAGCGCCTTTGACGACCAAGCGCCCCTAGCGCCGCTTGCGCACGATTGGACGGGCTGGACGCCCGCTCGGGTGCCCGCATGAAGGGTGTGACCGCGTACCAGCTTGAAATTCTGGTGCTTGTGAACCAGGGCGGGCCGGACGGTGCGCTGGACCTTGACCAAATGCTCACGCGACTGAGCTGGGCGCCGACAAAGGAAAGCGCACAGTTTCCTGTGCGGGCGTTGGTCAAAAAGGGCCTGCTGAAGAAAAGCGAAGAGCTGCTGTTTCGTCGCGGCCGGCGCCGGGCCAGCTACAGCTTGACCCCCGAGGGCCTGCAGCTACTGGACCCAAGACTCACACCCCTGACGACAAAGACGACTTCGCCGCCTATACCCGGTCTTCCCGAGCCGGAGCTTGATGTAGCCCTTTCCTCAGAAGTCACTGATGAGCCTCTTTTTCTAGAAGACTCAGACCTTGAGTGGGGCGTTTTTGACGAGCCGGAGCTTTCCGTTTGAGGCATTTTTCTCGTTCCGGGGCTGGTTTTGGCAAGATTTCATAATTTCACGTAAGTCATTGATTTATAAGAAAATTTTAGGGTGTTAGCGATTTGGGGGTCTTCCCTATATATAGAACTTCAAAAAGAAGAAGAAGAATACAAATACAGATGGGGGACGACACGATCGCTACCCCGGACCTCACATGAAAAATAAGTCAACGCTGAAACACCAACGACGCGATTCGGTTTACAATCTCACCCAGAAGCAGAAGAAATTCTCCTCTCGGGTGAGCCTCGCGCTCACCCATTTTTTTTGCCTGAGTGAGAACCCCCAATGAGCGGCACCACCTCACCAGTCAAAAAGCCCGCCGCGAAGAAGAGCGCCGGGCGCAGCGTCGGCTCACGCAGTCTCACCATGACCGAGCGCGCAGAAGCCGCGGCCCTGTGGCGCTCCGGCTCAGTCACCCTAGAAGACCTTGCCAAGAAGTTCAAGAAACGACCCGAGACTTTCTCCCGGCTCTTCACCCGCATGGGTGTGGAGAAGGGCAGCACGGCGGCCAGCGCGATGCGCAAGGCAGAGCTGGCGATTGCTTCTCGGATCGTAAACCAGGCAGAGCTCACGTTGGAGCGAATTACCCAGGTGAAGGACTCGCACTTCGCCATGAGTCGTTCGATTGCCCTAATGGCCTTCAAAGACCTTCAGCAAGCCAAGAGGGCAGAGCTGGACATCGGCAAGCTCAAAGACATCATGGCGGTCTACAAGATGGCCTCTGAGGTGGTGGGCAACTCGCGCAAGGAGCTTTTTCAGATTCTGGACGTTGAGGGGCACAAGGCCGACTCGCTTCTTGATGACTTGCCCGACCTCACGGTGCGCGAACTGACCCAGGACGAAGTAGAAGGGCTCAGAAACGCGCCGGAAGATGATCTTGATACCTCGACAGGTGCGGGCATGCTGGACCTCGACGACAGCGATTTTGAGAGCGTCGGGTGAGCGCGTCAGAACCCATCTTGATCCCAACTGAAGTCGTAGCGGCAGTCAGAGATTCCATTGACTCGATCAGTGAGCAGTTTCGACCGCCGGTGAATACGCTGTTTCTGCACAAGAAACAGATGGAGGTTTACCGCAGCACCTCGCGCTTTAAGGTTGTGGTGGCCGGCAGAAGGTGGGGCAAAACGCAGCTGGCCAAAGTCAGCATGATCAAGTTCGCGCGCAAGAAGCGCCGTCTGGTCTGGTACGTGGCGCCTTCTTACCGCATGGCCAAGCAGATCATGTGGCCCGAGCTGGTCGAGGCGATACCGCGCTCGTGGGTCAGGAAGTACAACGAGACGATCCTCACCATCACCCTGGTCAACGGCACCCGGATTGAGCTCAAGGGCGCAGACAACCCCGATTCGCTGCGCGGCGTGGGCATTCACTACCTCGTCATGGACGAGGTGCAGGACATCGACCCGGACGCCTGGAAGAAGGTGCTGCGCCCCACGCTGGCATCCACCGGTGGGCACGCGCTGTTTATCGGCACGCCCAAGGCGTACAACTTCTTGCACGAGCTGTGGAGCAACGGTCAGAAGTCCAAGAACAAAGCCTGGGCAAGCTGGCAGTTCCCCACTATCAGCAGCCCTTTCATTCCGCTCGAAGAAATCGAAGCCGCTCGAAACGACATGGATGAAAAGTCGTTCAATCAAGAATTCGGTGCCTCGTTTGAGACCATGAGCGGGCGCGTCTACTACCCCTTCGATCGCAAGGTGCATGCCAACAAGGAGCTGACGTTCAACCCGGCACTGCCGATCTGGGTCGGGCAAGACTTCAACATCGACCCCATGAGTTCGGTGGTGTTTCAGCACCAGCGCAACGGCGAGCTGTGGGCCGTCGATGAAATTTGCCTGCCCAACTCCAACACCCAGGAGCTGTGCGACGAGCTGGAGCGCCGGTACTGGCGCTACCTCGACCAGATCATCATCTATCCCGACCCGGCCGGCGCCTACCGCGGGCACCAGCGCGGCGAGTCCGATCTGGACATCTTTCGCGAGCGCGGCTTCAAAAAGCAGAAGTACCGCAGAAAGCACCCACCGGTGGCCGATCGGGTCAACGCCGTCAACCGCATGCTGCTGTCGGCCAACGGGCAGATCAGGCTGCGCATTGACCCCCGCTGCAAGAAGTTCATCGAGGCGCTGGAGCAAACGCTCTACAAGCCCGGTGGTCGCGAGGTGGACAAGAAGGCCGGTGTTGAGCACGCCGCTGACGCTGGTGGCTATTGCATTGAGCTGGAGTTCCCGATTCGCAAGGTGGAGATTTTGGGCGTGTCCATTTAACTTGCAACTCAGTCAACGCTGACTTACACTCGGCCATTACCTATAAGAACATGAACCAAAAATTCTCAGAACTTATCTTGCGCAGACATCCACTTTACGTGGAGCGACTGCCGCATTGGGACTTTCTCGAAGCCACCTACGATGGTGGGCGCGCATGGTTCGGCGACAACATTTTCAAATACATGAAGGAAGGTGACGAAGAGTTTGCCGCGCGCGTTAGTCGCGCCTACCGTTTCAACCACACCAAGCAGGTGGTGGACCTGGTGGACAAGTACCTGTTCAAGATGCCCGTGGCGCGCAACAAGGAAGACGCGCCCGAGCAGGTGCTGCAATTCTGGAAAAGCGCCACCCTGAACGGTCTGGACATTGATACCTTCATGCGCCGGGTCTCCAACGCATCGAGTCGCTACGGTCGCGTGTGGGTGGTGGTGGACACCACGCTCACTTCGTCCGACATCGTGACCGTGGCAGATCGCAAGCAGGCCGCCGGTCGACCCTACTGCTACATCGTGCGCCCACAGGACATGCTGGATATGGCCTACGACGAGGCCGGTCAGATGCAATGGGCGCTGGTGCGAGAGCTGGCGCGCGATGACGCGGACCCGCTGAATTCCACCGGTGACCCAATTATTCGCTATCGTCTGTGGACGCGCGAGGGCTGGTTCTTGTTTGAAGAGCGCACCGCGGTGGTCACGGGTCGCGCGCGTCTGAATCGTCTGAAGGTTGAGCTCTTGGATGCCGACAATCACGACCTGGGCATCGTGCCGATCGTGCAGGCCGACCACAACTTCAGCGAAGAGCCCTATGAGAGCTCCGGCCTGATCGACGACATTGCGTACCTCGACCGCGCCAACGCGAACTACCTGTCCAACCTGGATGCCATCATTCAGGACCAGACCTTCAGCCAGTTGACCATGCCTGCGCAGGGCATCATGCCTGGCGAAGACGGTCACGACGCGCTGCTCACCGCTGGCACAAAGCGCGTTTTCACGTACAACGGTGAGGCCGGCCAGCGCCCTGAGTACATCAGCCCAGACCCGCGTCAGGCGTCGATGATTCTTCAAGCCGTAGGCAAGATCATCAACGAGATTTACCACTCGGTCGGCCTGGCTGCAGAGCGCACCAAGGACGACAACGGCGGGGGCATGGACAACGCCTCGGGCGTGGCCAAAGCCTACGACTTTGAACGAGTGAACAGTCTTCTGGCCAGCAAGGCCAACACGCTTCAGATCATCGAAGACCGCATCGCGCGCATCGTGGCGCTGTGGGAAGGGGTCGAGTTGCCCGAGGGGCCGCTTGCGCGCTACCCCGAGAAGTTCGACACCCGCAGTCTGTACGACGAGTTCGAGATTGGATCGCTCTTGGGTGCGCTTGCAGCACCCAATGAGGTGCGCCGTAAGCAGATGCAAATGATCATTGACAAGATGTTCCCCGCCGACTCTGAAGTCGAGCGCAAGAAGCTGAGCGATGCACTGAAGAGCTGGCCGCCCGAGCCGCCGGTCGAAGCCGCACTAGGCGCTGAAAAACCCAAAGATGTCGCTGGTGGCAAAACTGCCCCCGGTACAAAAAAGGCCGTCAAGGAATTGACGACTTAAACCCGTCGACCCAAGCAACCGGGTCGGCAAACTTCAACAATCGACCGAGAGACTGGTCATAGGAAAACAAGAGATGTACGGAATTCAACGACTTCTGAAATTGCACAAGCTGATGAAACCTGCTGACGACGCCGGCTCTAACACCGGTGGAACCGGTACGGGCTCTGCTGCGCTCGGCGCTGGTGAAGGTGATGGCAAGGTCGGTGAGGGCGATGCCGGCAAAGTGGGTGGCGAGTCACAACCTCCAGCTAAGACCGAACCCGAAGGCAAGCCCGCAGGCATGTCCGAAGGCGATGCCAAGCTGCTGAAGGAAGTGATGAAGCTCAAGTCGAAGGTAGCTGACTCTGAGACCGCTTTGAGAGAAGCGCGCGAAAGGCTCAGCAGCTACGACGGGGTGGACGCAGCCAAGGCAAAGCAGCTGTTGGAAAAGGAAAAAGACACCGAGCGCCAAGCGGCAGAGTCTCGTGGTGAATACGACCGTCTGGTCAAACAGATGGGTGAGCGCCACACCGAAGAGATGAAGGTCGCTAACGCAGCGCTTGCAGTCGCCAACGGAAGCACCTCGGTGCTTCAGTTGCAGATTGCCGAGCTGACCGTGGGCAATGCGTTTGGTGTCTCGCAATTCGTCGCTGGCGACCTGACGCTCACGCCTTCAAAGGCGCGGGTGATCTACGGAAACCACTTCGAGTTCAAAGACGGCCGTGTCGTGGGTTACGACAAGCCAGTGGGTGCAAGTGAGCGCACCGTTCTGGTGGACAGTACCGGCGAACCTCTGGTGTTTGATGACGCGATGCGCAAGCTCGTGGACGCAGACCCAGATCGTGATCAGTTGTTGCGAAGCAAGGCCAAGGCCGGCGCTTCCAGCTCGACTGTCGCGAAGGGCAGCGCACGCGCGGTCGCCGATGCCGACAGGGCAGCACGTTCGAGTATGTCTCCCAGCGAGAAAATCGCAGCAGGGTTGAAACAACTTGTCAAAGTCTGACAAGGTGCCTAAAATCTGGTAAGTCAGCACTGACTTGCCTCAGTCAAAAACAAACTCAAGGAGTTCAATATGCCTTTGCTTCGCGCCGAAGCCGAAAAACTGTCCCAGAACCAAGTCGTTCAGGGCATCATCGAAGAAATCATCACTGTGAACGAAATGTTCGCGCTGCTGCCTTTCGCTAAAGTGGACGGCAAAGCCTTCCTCTACAAGCGCGAGAGCACGCTGCCGACCGTGGTTTACCTGGACCCGAGCGAAGACGTGCCCGAAAGTGCCGCGACGTTCGAGGAAGTTGTCACCAAGCTGCGCATCTTGATCGGTGACGTGGATGTGGACAAGTTCATGGACGAGACCCTTTCCGATACCGAAAGCCAGCTAGGCATTCAGATTGCGCTGAAGGTCAAGGCAATGGCTCGCACCTACCAAGGTTCCGTGGTCAACGGTAACAACACCATCAACTCGAAAGAATTTGACGGTCTGCGCGCCCTGACCGTTGCCGGTCAGACCACCGCGTCAGCTACCAACGGTGGCGCACTGACCCTGACCAAGCTCGACGAGTTGCTGGATGCCGTGCCAAACGGTGCCGACTTCTTGATGATGCGCTCGGGCACCCGTCGCGCCTACGTTGCTCAGCTGCGTGCAGCTGGCGGCAACACCGGTGCGATGATTCAGCATCCGAACTTTGATGTGCCTGTGCAAGCCCACAACGGCGTGCCCATCATCATCAACGACTACCTGCCTGCAAATGAAGTGCAGGGCACCTCTGGCGCTGCGACTTGCTCGGTCTACGCAGTTCGTGCCAACGAACTTGATGGTCTGCATGGTCTGTACGGCGGCGACTCTGTCGGTATTCGCGTGGAATCCATTGGCACTGTGCAGAACAAAGATGCAACTCGCACCCGCGTCAAGTGGTACTGCGGCCTGGCGCTCAAGAGCACCAAGTCTGTGGCCCGTTTGAGCGGCGTAACGAACATCTGATCTTGACGTAAGTCAAAGGTGACTATTAAACGGGGGCCTAGTGCTCCCGTTTTTTCTCACAAAACCTTTATTCAAAGAGACTCTATGAAAATCAAATTGACCCAACCTGGCTACGTCGATTACGACGGTTATTTTGGCGTCGTTCTGTTTGCCAATGGCGTGTCCGTCGATGACGTGAGCCCCATTGAGCAGCAGCGTCTGGCATCGCTCATTTCTGTCGAGACGCTGGAGGGCAAGAACCCCTCGCCGGCCCAAATGATCGTGGATACCTACAGCGATGACATGCGCGTGGAAGAAGTGATCGACGCGCCCGAGGCGCCCTCAGCGGTCACGGACTACCACAGTGCAGAGACGCTGTCAGCAATCGCCGACAAAGGTGGCATCAAGGGTCTGCGCGTGATCTCCGACCCGCTGGGTATCAAGGGCAACTCGATTGCCGACCTGATCGCGCACATCGTCGATGCGACCAGGGTCAACAAGCCTGCAGAGTCTGAACAGGTCGTTGAAGTCTCGGTCTCTGAAGTCGTCGTCGCAAAGTAAGGCGAACCAGTTATGCAGAACTACGCACCAGGCAACGCCATCGTTGTGACATTTCAGTTGCGCAACGAGGCGTCTGAGGTAATCACCCCGACGGCGCTGCGCCGGCGCGTGCTCGATGAAGAGCAAATGGTCTTGCAGGACTGGCTCAGCGCTGTCGTCAGCGACCTCTCAGAAGACGAGGTCAGCTTCACGATTGACGCGGCGCTCACCCACTTGATGGCTGGTGCGAACGCCGGCGTTCGCACCATTGAGCTGGAGGTCACCACGGACGCCGGCAAGCTGGTGCTCACCGAGTCGGTGCTGATTCAAGCCACGACTTCGCTGATGCCTGGTCTGAACTCTTTTGTGACCTACAGCCGCGCGCTGATGGTCTCGCAGGGCTTTACCACCACGGCCATGAATGGGTGGAACAACACATTGCAGCGCGACGAGCGCGAGCGCGCCTTACAGCAGGCGTTTCGCTCGATCATGCAGCTGCCGGTGCGCGTCAAGGGCGTGCATGTGCGCGACATGCTGCCAGAGCAGTTCGCTCTTGTGGCGCCCGCGCTGATCGACGCGCTTCGCAACGCGCAGGTGCTGGAGGCGTCTGCCGCGCTGGAAGCAGACCCCGTGATGACCGCGCGGCGCAACGGCCTGATCTCGATGACGGTGGGCGAGTCCAGTCAGTTCTTTGGCGAGTCCAAGCAGCTGAACAACTCGCTGCTGAGCACCGAGGCGTTTGCCATTATTTCCCGCTGGCTTGACTACAGTGTCAAGCTGGCCCGAGGTTGATTCGATGATTTACCCCACCCTGCGCATTGAAATCTGGGAGAAGGCAGGCACCGACCTGTACGCCCAGGGCAAGTTCAGAAAGCTGGCCAGCGAGAAGGTGTGCCCGGTGCGTCTGAGCTTTCAGACCGACAACACCACAGTTCGCACCGACTCGGCGGGCACCAAGGGGCATGCCCACGAGCCAAACGCGCAGGTGGTTCTGCTTGCGCTGCCCAGCACCAAAATCAAGATCGACAGCAAGCTGGTGATCCTGGACTTCCCCTTGCGCGTCATGGAGAGGCACCCGCGCTTCACCGTCAACGGCAAGCTCGACCACTACGAAATTCACTGCCTGGCCTGGACCTGATCATGGGTCTCAGAATGGTCACCAACCCCGGCATGCTGGAGATTCGCGTCGAGCAGATCGGCCAGCGCGCGGTCAAGAACATGAGTCGGCGCATGCACCGTCACGCCATCATGATTCGCGACCTGATGCGCGAATTTGCGCCGCGCAAGTCTGGGCTGTTGGAGTCAGCGATCGACTACGACATTCAGCGCAGCAGTCTGCGCCGCAACACCTATGTGGTGTTTATCAACCTTGATGCGACCAAAACCACAGCCAGTGGCGGTACGGTCGAGCTGGGCGAATACGCTTTTCTGATGAACGAACGTCTGCGTCCGCACGGTCGCGGCGGCCCGGCGGTGCAGCTGGGCAAGATCAGCGCGCAAAAAGCAGCCGGCGGCAAGAAGGTTGGCGGGCGCTTTCTGAGTCGCGCCATAACCGATGCGACCAAGACCGTTTTCGCAGACATGATCGACGAGGTGCGCCGGGTCACTGGTGTCGGCGCGTCCACCGTCGGCATGCAATTTCAACGGGGGTAAACGATGAACATCGAAGCGGTGGCGGTTTACATGGAGATGTCTGGTTTGGGGCGACGCGGTCAGAGCGTTTTTGTCACAGAGATGCCCAGCGAGTGCCGAGAGGGTGTGCTGATGATCAACCGCTATTCTGGATCGCGCATCGACCACGAGCTGCCAGGCTGGCGCGACACTGGCTTTCGGGCGGTGGTTCGTTCACCCGAATACAGCCGCGGCTATGCGATGGCGGAACGTGTAGGCAAGTTGCTCACGATTCACCAGGATGTCGTGATGGGTGGCGTTATTTTGGTAAAGCAGTGTCTGCCCATGAACGACCCGCTGCCGTACCGTCGATCTGATGGTGGGTTCTGGGAGTTCGAGGTCGATGTGGAGTGTATCTACATCATCTTGTGACGCTTGCCAAGCCCCTGGTGAACTTCTACAATTGCTAAGTCACCCATGACTTAGCGGTATTTCGACAAAATCAACGAAAAAGGAAATTCAAAATGGCTTCGAGTACGAAGAACGTAAAGCTCGGCGTTTGCCGCGCTTTTTTTGGCGGTGTCGACCTCGGTCTCACTAAGGGCGGAGTAGAGGTCACGATGACCACCGAGACTTACAAGGTTGAAGTGGACCAGTTCGGCAAGACCCCGATCAAAGAGCAGATTCAGGGTCGCACCGTGATGGCCAAAGTGCCAATGGCTGAGACCACGCTGCAAAACATGGCGATGCTGACGCCCGGTGCAGCCCTGGTGACCGATGGCGTGCGCGCATTTGCCAGTGTGACCTTCGCCGCCAACCCAACCGCCACCACCACGGTGACGATCGCTGGTCAGGCATTCACCTTCGCAGTGGGTACGCCAACGACCGTGTTTGCCGTCAAGATCGGCGCAACCCTGCAAGAGACCATTGATCGGTTTAACTCTGTGGTGAACCGCAGTCAGCTGGCCAAGGCAACTGGCGGCGTGGTGGCGGTTCAAACTGCCCCGACCGTGGTGATCATTCGCGCCGTGGAGCCAGGTTCTGCATCCAATGCAGTGACCATCGCAGCCACTCTTGGCGGCACCGCTTCGGGCACAACCCTCATAGGCGGCATCGTTGAAACGATGGCCCGTCTGGACGTGTCTACCGGTATCGGTGTGGACTTGCTGGATTTGGCTCAAGAGCTGCGCTTGCACCCTGCGAACAAGCCCGACACCGACTTCAGCGAAGACTTCGTGATTCTGCAAGCGGCCACGCCTGGCGCCATGCAGTTCGCCTACAAGCTGGACGCCGAGCGAATCTTCAACGCCGACTTCATGGGCTACCCAGACCCCGTCACTGGCAAGTTGTTCGTCATCGGCAACACCGCGATGTAAGCCCACGGGTCGGGCCTGCGTCCGACCCCTTTTTCGCTCACCCAACCAACAGGCGTAACGCCACTCTGGACACCTCATGAAAATCTTGAGCCTTGATAATTTTGCACAAGTCAAGCGTCAGTTGACTCTTCGCGGCAAGCAGCACGATGTGCTGGAAGTCTCTGTGCAGCAGTTCATCAACAACCTGAAGAATGCTGAAGAGCTCGAATCCAAGGGCCAGACCGAAGGGGCCTTGAGCCTTCAGGTCGAGAATTCTGTGAGTGCCATTTGCGATGTGGTGCCCTCGCTTGAGCGCGCCGACCTGGTCAGCTTGCCGATCGAGGCAATCGCCACTATTTTGAAGTTCTTGCGCGGCGAGTTTGACCCGTCTGAATCTGGCGGGGAAGCTCCGGCTGTCGAGGGTGAAGCGGGAAACGCGCCAACCTGATTGACGAGATCGACCTGGGCTACCTGATCTGTCGGGCCATGCGCGTGTACGGCATGGGCTACCAGGAGATCATGTCGATGCCGATACGGGCCTTTTGGACCGTCTCGGGGTTCGTTGAAAGGGTCATGGCAGACGAGGCGAAGCTGCACCTGGAGGTCAGCGCGGTGAGTCAGGACGGCGATGCTTCTCAGGCGCTCATGCAGCGCTTGAACCTTCAAGCGCCAGAGCCTGTGAAAAGAAGCGTGGCGTCGGTGGTTGCTGCGAATTCCGTGAGAGATGAGGCGGGATTTGCTTGGCTTGCGAGTCAGGCTTGATGAAAAAAAACAAGAAAAGCGAGAACTGACATGAGCTTGGCAAACGGAGGGACGATTCTCGTCGCGCTGGACTTGGATGACCGGGGTTACCGGATCAACACCATCAACGCCGGTCGGCTCATGCAGGGGCTTCGACAAGACATCAACCAGGCCGCCGGCTCGCTTCAGCGCATGGAGCGTCACACCGACTCCCTGGGTCGACGCTTTCGCGACCTGGTGCTCACGATGGGCAGTCTTCGCTTTATCGCGATGGACTTGAACGACATTTTCTTGCGCTTGCCAATGGCAATTCTGAAGACATCGGGCGAGCTAGAGCGGCTGCAGACCCTGATGACAGGTCTGTCCAAAGAGACCACCCGCGTCAAGCGCGAGATGGACGGCTTGAATGACTTCAACTTCGTGGTCGGCATGACGAAGAACGCGCCCTTCGAGGTGTCTGCGTTGGCAGACTCGTTTGTGAAGCTGAAGACAGCCGGCATCGACCCCACCAACGGCTCATTGCTGGCACTGGTCGACTCGATTGCTCGTTTTGGCGGCACTGGCGAGAGCCTCAAGAGGGCCACGATCGCTATTCAGCAGATGGCGGGCAAGGGTGTCATCTCGATGGAAGAGCTGCGTCAACAGCTCGGCGAGCACGTCCCCAACGCAATGAAGGCGATGGCCACGGGCATGGGCATGTCAATGGCACAACTGGCCGTCGTCGTCTCCAGCGGTACGCTGGATGCGGTGCCAGCCATGAAGCGCATGCTGGCTGTAATGGCAGTCGATAACGACGCCGCTGCCGCCGATATGATGAAGACCTGGGTGGGCCTGCTTGCGCGAATGAAGACTGAGGGGCAACTTGCGGCGAAATTTATCGCTGAGTCCGGCATGGCGTCAGCTTCCAAGCAGGCGGTCAGGGACATAACAACGGCACTGGGCTCGACCGAGGCCCGAGCATTCTTCAAGGAGTTTGGCGCCGGCATGGGCGATATTATTCTGGCAGCTTCGGCATTCGCCAAGGTGCTTGTGAGCTGGGGTGAAGAGATCGTTTTGGTCGGAAAGGCATTTCTTGCCTACAAGGTCGTCACTTCGTTCATTTTGCCCGCGATGGTGGGTCTGAATGCAACCCGGATTAGGGGTATCGCCTTGATTCAAACGGAGGTTGTGGCCAGTCGCGCCGCAGCGATCGGCACCTCTAGACAAGCAGTAGAACTCGCAGCAGTCAACAGAAGAATGCTGGCAGAAAGACTGAGCGCACACACCGCAGAGCTGAATTCAAATCGTGCAAAAAACGCGATTATTCTTGCCGAGCACACTGCACTTGCTGCCAGAATGGCGGCGACCCGGGGCGGCATCCCAATGCCTGGTGTAGCTGGTTTTGTGCCCCGTCCTGTTGTCGCTGGTCAAATGAGGGCTATGGCAACCGAGAGCGCAAGTTTGACCAGACAACAGCGTTTACTTGCGGTCGAAATTGGTCGCACGCAGCTGGCAATGCAAGCGCAGGCAGCAGCCGCAACGGCAGCAGCTGCTGCGCTGGCCAGACTCACTAACGCCTCGATTGCAACGCGCATCGCAACCGTTGCGACCAACGCAGCCGTTGCAGCTGGCAACGCCCTCTACGCCCTCATTGGCGGCCCGGTGGGCATTGCCCTCATTGCGCTTGGGTCGCTTGCTTACGCTTACTACTACTTGGCTGGTGCCGCAGATCGCGCAGCAGAGGCTGAGAGACGACGTGCGCGCGCTGAGATAGAGGGCGCCACGCAAAAGGGCGACCCCAAAAAAGCCGAAAAGGCGTTGAGAGACGCAACCAAGGAGCTGGATAGGCTTGAGAAAGAAAAGGCCCGCATTGCAAGATTGCCAACTAACCGCGCCGCCTTTGGAACAAGCAAGGAAGAAAAAGACAAGATGGAGGGCGACATCGCAGCAGCGAAAGATCGCATTTTCAAGGCTGAGAAAGAAATCAACGGTCACGCAATCAACATTGCAAGGGACCTTGAGATCGAAAAGCAGAACATTCTGAAGACTGCCCTTGGTCGACGCGCCCAGACAATACGAGATGCCGGCAACATAGAGACTGCGGAGCTGAACCAGCGGCGTGACAGGGAGCTGGGTCTTTTGATCAACGACAAGGGGCCAGCCGTTGAGAAAAAGCGTCAGGAGATCAGCGACAAGTACCGCGATATGGGTGCTGAGAACTTCAAGGCCAACCGCATCAAGATGGCCAAGATGTATGAAGATGAGGCCAGAGACCTGGAGCAAAGTGTCTTGATGGCGCGTTCGGGCACCGCCGCGCAAAAAGAAGCGCAGCTTCGAGCTGTCGCTGAGTTGCGCACGATCAGTCAGCAGATCATGAATGAGATGGGTAACTTTGGATCTGCGATGCCCACTTTCAAGCTACCGAAGGTCAAGCCCGAGGGCGGCGACGCAAATTCCAAAAAAGACAGCCCGATACAAAGGCTGATCGAGGACTTGGATGAGAAAAAGGTGCGCTTGCTTGCCGACATTGACAGCATCAACGGCTTGAAAGGCCCGGTTGATAAGGCTTCGGGCGTTCTGAGTGAGATGATGAAGCGCTGGGAGAACGGTGATTTTGATGTTTTTGGCACCGGTGACAATAAGGGCAAGGTCACCAGGCCCGACAGAAGTGTTGCAGTTGCTGTTGCCCAAGCTGCCGCTGACAACGTAAATCTCGATGTCTTACTGAAGAATAGAACAAAAGCTGCGAATGACGCCTCGGAAATTGCCGACTACATCTTGGCCAAAAGAGACGACTTGGCAGAAGCTGCTGCGATTTTGCTCAACCCCCTGGCCATTTCGTCAAAGGGCAATATGGAGCGGTTGGATGATGCGGTGATGGCGGCAAACATTGACAAGGTGCGCGCTTACGCCGAAAGAATGAAGATCACCGTAGATGAGGCTGCAAAACTCATTCGCAGCCCCTCACTGGTGGTCGATTCTGCGAACATGATTAGGACCTTAGAAGAGGAGACCAAGAGCATGAACGACGCTCTGGTGCAGGACTCTAGAGAGGCTTCCAAAAAGCGCACAGAGGCCGACAATGAGCGTCACCGCTCGGCAATGCAGAACATCATCAATGAGCGTGCCGCCAGGGGTCTAGACCCCGCAGTCGTCACTCAGATGCAAAATGCGCTGGACAGCAGCACCGCTGCGCGTGCCGCCACTGTGACAGACAAGTTTGCGACGCCCATGCAAAAGATGGCCGAGGAGTGGGAGAACACAACCGCGCAGATGGAGCAAGCGACGGCCAACTGGGGCAACGCCGCGATGCAAACCATGACCGATCTGGTCACCACCGGCAAGGCCGACTTCAAGGGCCTGGCGGCCTCGATCATAAAAAACCTCATTCAAATTCAACTTCAAAAAGCGATGGCGGGCGCGGTGAGTGCAGCCACGGGCTTTATCAGCACCGCGGCGTCTGCCATGTTCAAGTTCGCTGATGGGGGCGTGATGAACGAGCTGGGCTCGATGCCGCTGAAGAAGTACGCCGCAGGCGGCGTGGCCAGAAGCCCGCAGCTGGCCATGTTTGGCGAGGGCTCGATGGCTGAAGCCTACGTGCCACTGCCTGACGGTCGCACCATCCCCGTGACCATGAAGGGTGGCGGTGGGGGTGATGTCGCGATCAACATCGTCGTCAACAACTCGGGTGATCAGAGCAACAGTTCAACCAGCAGCACCGGCAGCCCGGACGAGATGTATAAACGCATGAGCGAGAGAATCAAGGGGGTGGTGCGTGAAGAGATGCTCCAGCAACAGCGACCAGGTGGCTCTCTTTACTAATAAGTCACCGTTGACTTATACTGAGCCCCCCGCACATTGAGCCCCTATGTCAAAACCGATATTCAAATGGTTTCCTGATGCCAGTCACCAAAAGTCAACAGAGCCCAGGGTTATGTCGGCAAAGTTTGGTGACGGCTATGAGCAGCGGTCTTCGATCGGTCTAAACCCAATTCTTCCGACTTGGTCTTTAACATTTACCGGACTCAGAAAAGAAATCGACCCCATTGATGTCTTTCTCGAAGCGCGAGGCGGGGCCGAGTCATTTCAGTGGAAAACTCCAGACGAAGAAGGGGGCCTGTACGTGTGCAGAAAGTGGACTAAAAAACGCGAGCACGGCTCTAAGGTGACGCTTCAGTGCGAGCTTGAGAAGGTGTCGGAGCCGGGTTACGAACCCGAAGAAGAAAACTACCCTGCGGTGTCAACATGAGCATTTCTTCGGATATTCAAAAGCTCGAACCGGGCGCCATTATTGAGCTCTTTGACATGGAGCTTGATGGCGCCGTTGTGCATTTTCACGCCGGTACCAATGAGCTGTTTGAGCCGGTGGTCTGGGATGGCATCACCTATTCCCCCTTGCCTATTCAGGCGGACGGCTTTGAGAAGAACACCGGGGGCGGTCTCCCGCGTCCAAAAATTCGCATCGCCAACATTGACGGCATCATTTCGCAAGCGCTTCTCACTCGCGACTTTGAAGATTTGACCGGCGCGAAGGTAACCCGTCGGCGCACGATGAAAAAGTACCTCGATGCCGTGAATTTTGCAGAGGGTAACCCTTCCGCAGACCCAACTGCCGAGATGCAGCCAGACATCTTTTTCATCGATCGCAAGTCGGCCGAAAACAAGGCCATTGTCGAATTCGAGCTGGCCTCAGCCTTGGACATCGGTGCAGTCAAGCTGCCCAAGCGCCAGATCATTCAAAACTCATGCACCTGGCGCTATCGCGGGGCAGAGTGCAGCTACGCCGGTGGCCCCGTGGCCACCATTCTTGACGCCCCCACAGGCGACCTGGCTGCAGACCAGTGCGGCAAGCGCCTGTCTTCGTGCAAGCTGCGCTTTGGCGAAACTGGGGTGCTGCCCTACGGTGGCTTCCCCGCGGCCGGGTTGGCGCGATCGTGAGCAAGCTGGAGGCGTCTGTTGCAGACGCTGCGCTGGCTCACGCCCGGCGTGACTACCCGTGCGAGGCATGCGGTCTGGTGGTGATCAAAAAGGGCCGTCAGGTCTACATGCCCTGCAAGAACACGGACGCGCAGCCAGAGGCCCAGTTCTCGATTGATCCGCTCGACTTTGCCAAGTGCGAAGAAGAGGGCGAGGTGGTGGCAATTTTTCACTCCCACCCAAACGCAAGCGCGCAACCCAGCTCGACCGATCGCAGCTCTTGCAACGCCTCAGACGTGCCCTGGCACATCGTCTCGCTGCCCATCGTTGAGTGGGTGACCCTCATGCCGGTGGACGTGCGCTCAATGCCGCTGTACGGGCGCGAGTTCGTTCACGGCACCACGGACTGCTACGGGTTCATTCAAGCCTGGTATCAGCAGGAGCTCGGCATTGAGCTGGGCGACATCGTGCGCAGTGACGAGTGGTGGCGCCACGGCGAAAACCTCTACCTTGACAACTACGCCGCCCAAGGCATGCAGCTGGTGACCGACGGCTCGCTCAACCACGGCGACGTGCTGCTGATGCAGGTGCTGGCCAGCGTCCCCAATCACGCCGCGATCTACCTGGACGGCAATGTCATTGCGCACCACCTGTACGGGCGCCTGAGTGGGCGTGACGTGTACGGCGGCTACTACAAAAAACACACGACGCACACCCTGCGCCACAAACGATGATCAGAACCGTTCACCTTCACGGCCGCCTGGGGAAAAAGTACGGTCGCACGCATCGCTTTGACATCAGCACGCCGGCAGAAGCCATTCGCGCGCTGACGGCCAACTACCCGTCCTTCACCAAGGAGATTCTCGACCTGGGGCAAAAGGGCTATGCCTACCGCATCATCCACGGCGTCAAGAGCAACATCGGGCTGAACTCGGCCGACGAGCTGCTGAGCCCGGCATCGGGTGACATTCGCATCATCCCGGAGATCATCGGCGCCAAGAGAGGCGGCCTGGGTCAGCTGATTTTGGGGGTCGCTTTGGTCATGCTGGCACCCTACGCGGCGGGCGCCTTGTTTGCCAATACCGCAATGGTCGGACTTGCCACGGGGGTTGCGACGTTTCTGCCTCAAATTGGCATGGCGCTTGCGCTGGGCGGCATCGTGCAGATGCTGTCGCCGGTCCCAAAGTCAACACAGGCCAGTGAGAGCAAGCTCGACCCGAGCTACATCTTCAACGGCGCGATCAACACAATGGCGCAAGGTCACCCGGTCCCGGTGGGCTATGGGGAGATGATCGTGGGCAGTGCCGTGATCTCGGCGGGCATTGACATCGACGAAGTTGCCGTGGATGCGATTCAAAAGGGTCCAAAGTGGACGAACCCCGCAACGGGCGAGATTGAGTTTTACCCGCCCCCCACCTTGGTCTGGGACGCCAACCTTGGCGACTGGACACTTCCAGATGGCAGGGCACTGCTGTTTGATGTCGAGTACCGAGAAACGGGCACCTTTTGGGAAGACCGGCAGATCATCCAGTTCAAAACAAATTTTCGCACCGAAGACGGTCGCTTGCCGACGCTTTCGACTTCGCCGCCGCGCTGGGACATTCCCAACCCCACTGTGTTTGCGACACCCAAAAACAACGGTGGCGACAACTGGACCTGGATGATTCGCAACGGCGCGGTGCCGGTGGACCTTGTTGGGGATCGTTTCGAGGTCGCTCGCTATTCATCTGATTTTGGCAGTGGCGACGGCGATGGCGGCAGCGGTGGAGACGGCCCAGGAAGTGACAGTGGGCCAGGTGGCAGTTCTGGCGATGGCGATGGTGGCCCCGGTGGCCCTGGTGGATATTGACATGACATGACAATGAAAAATACAACAATTCGCGGCGATAAAAAGGGCAAGTCTTCGGGCGGCGCAGTCGAGGCAGACGACACCCTGCGCTCGCGCGCCTATGCGCGGGTCATTGACGCCATCTCAGAGGGCGAGATCGAGGGGCTGGTTGACGGCTCAAAGTCGATCTATCTCGATGGCACGCCCATTCAAGCCTCTGACGGCAGTTTCAACTTTGAATCGGTCACGGTTGATTTTCGCAACGGCACACAGGGCCAGCCCCACCTTGAGGGCTATCCGAGTATTCAAAACGAAACAGCCGTTGGGGTCGAGGTCAAGAAGATCACGCCTGTTACGAGGGTCATCACCAATTCAAACGTCGATGCCGTGCGGGTCAAGATTTTGATCCCCCAACTCTCAGAGCAAGACAAGAAGAATGGAGACCTCAAGGGCAGTTCGGTCAAGATTGCCATTGAGATCAAAGACGCCAATGGCTCATTTATTCGGGTCGTTGAAGATCAGATCGTGGGCAAGACCATGTCCAGCTACGAGCGGGCGTATCGAATCGAGCTGCCCGGCGTTGCGCCCTGGAGCGTTCGCATGCTTCGCCTCAGCGAAAACAGCACCGACTCGGCGATCAACAACAAGACGTTCTTCAGCTCCTACACCGAGATCATCGACAGCAAGCTGAGCTACCCCAACACGGCGCTGGTCGGGTTGCGCATCGACGCCAAGCAGTTTGATTCGGTCCCGAGCCGGGCCTACCACGTCAAGCTGCTGCGCATCAAGGTTCCAAGCAACTACAACGCGCTGACCAGAACCTATGTCGGGTCGTGGGACGGCACGTTCAAAATCGAATGGTCCAACAACCCAGCCTGGTGCTTCTACGACCTGTTGACTGCCGAGCGCTACGGCCTGGGCGAGAACGTCCCAAGCGGGGCGGTCGACAAGTGGGCTCTCTACGGCATCGGCCAGTATTGCGACGAGATGGTCACAGACGGCAGCGGCGGTCTGGAGCCCCGCTTCACGATGAACGTCTACCTTCAGACGCGCCAAGACGCCTACAAGCTGCTGAACGACATGGCCAGCGTGTTTCGCGGCCTGCTCTACTACAGCGCCGGCTCAATCATCGCCAGTCAGGACGCGCCAAGCGACCCGACTTCGCTGTTCTCAAACGCCAACGTGATCGAGGGCGAGTTCTCTTACTCGGGCTCGTCAATCAAGGTGCGTCACACCGTGGCACTGGTGACCTGGAACGACCTGAACGACCTGGGGGCACAAAAGGTTGAGTATGTCGAAGACGCGGCCGGCATCGCCAAGTACGGGGTCATCAACACCGAAATCGTGGCCTTCGGCTGCACTAGCAAGTCTCAGGCTCACCGGGTGGGTCGGTGGGCGCTGCTGTCTGAGCTGACCGAGACCGAGACCGTCACGTTTCAGACCGGTCTGGAGGGCGTTGCGGTCGCGCCAGGCAGCGTCATCAAGGTTCGGGACAACTACCGTTACGGCAGACGCTTGGGCGGGCGCGTGGTGAGTGTTGACGGCACGACGATCACACTGGACTCCCCGATCGAAGTCTCGGGTGCAAAGATTCATGTGGTGGGCGCCGACGGCGACCTGCACACGACCACGGTAAATGGCGACGGTGCGGTGCTGACGATGGGCGCTGCGATGGCGTCACCCGCCGTCAGGGGTGCAACCTGGGTGGTTCACATCGAGGGTGAGGCGCCACCCAAAGACTACCGCGTCATGGCGGTTTCTGACGCCGGCGACGGCACCTACCGCGTCACCGCCCTGGAACACAACAAGGATAAGTACGCGCTGATTGACGACATCACGCTGCTGGGCTCTTCTGGCGACATCGACGGCGACGGCGACGGCGCGGGTGGCGGCAACGGAGCGCCTAAAAAACCCAGCGATGCGCCATCGCCACCGACCGACGTTCAGGTAGTTGTCTCTCAGAGAAATACCGCTGGCGTCCAAAGCTACGACATCACAGCGTCCTGGAAACTTGAGGCCGGCAGCCCCATCTCTCAATGGGAAGTTCACCATCGGCACGACGACTCGAATCCGGTCGTTTTCAGGGATGTCAAGTACGCAACCCTCGACATAAAAGATGTCAAGACTGGCTACCACGTCATCAGCGTGCGTGCCGTCAATTCAAAAGGGGTGAAGTCAACCTGGACTGTCGCCCAGCCCGTCTACGCTGGTTCCAAAAAGGTGGGCACGGAATTTGCCAGCGCATCTGCAACACCGGCGTTTCTTGCGGTCAAGATTGCCTGGACCTTGCTTGAAAAGTTTGTGGAGCGCGTGCGCGCGGTTGAAATCTGGGGCCGGCTGGCAGACGCGCCCGGCGTTGACACCAGTGCGACCAACCCACCCAAGCTGTTGGCGGCTGTGGCCGGCCCTGGCGAAAGCTGGACACACACCGACCTTGACCCTGGCGTGAACTGGAGCTACAGCGTTCGCGCCACCTTTGCGCAAGAAGAACCAGGCTCTTTTTACCCAGAGTTTGCAATGATCGCGGCTGCGTCTGCAAACGTGAGCGACATCATTGACAAGCTCGATCAGTCCTTCAAAGACTCTCAGTTCTACAGAGACCTCACCAGCAGAATCGACGACATCAACATCCCGGGCCTGGATGAGATCACTGAGCTACTTGGCGATTTTTCATCCATCACTGGTCAAGTAGACGAGTTTCGAGATCAGGTCGCCGAGACGATGAGCGATGTCTATGACCGCGTCGAAGAGTTGCGAAAAAACAGAGAGCGCGACGGCGAAATTCTTCTTCGTTCGGTCATTGTGGACGAAGAGGTTCGAGCCGAGTCGATCGACGGCATTGCCAAGGTGCTTGACGAGGTGGTCATTGTTCAAGATGGTCTCGCTCTGGAAGTGGTTCGCCGTCAAGAGCTGAATGTCGCCGTCGAGAACGCCGAAGCACTGATCATCACAGAGGGGCAAGTTCGAGCCGCTGAGAACGAGGCGCTTGCCAACCAGACCAATCTCGTGAACGCGCGGGTGACAGCTGAGAAGATTGCAACGGAGGCGCTAATATCTTCTGAGCAAACCGCCAGGGCGACCGCGACAGAGGCGCTTGCTTCAGACATCAACGTCGTGAACTCTAGGGTAACGACCGAGAAGGGCGTGACGGACGCATTGATTCTGACCGAACGCACCGCCAGAACAACTGCCGACACAGCTACGGCGAATCAGATCAACATTGTTGACGCGCGGGTGACGACCGAGAAAGGCATCACGGAAGCCTTGGTTTTGACCGAGAAAAACGCCAGAACAACTGCCGACACAGCTACGGCGAATCAGATCAACATTGTTGACGCGCGGGTGACGACCGAGAAGGGCGTGACGCAGGCGCTTGTGCTTCAAGAGCAAAACACAAGAGTCACCCAGGACACGGCGCTGGCAAACAACATCACCACGCTCACGTCCCAGGTGACGACCAACAAGGCAGACGCAACGGCGCTTGTGCAGCAGGAGTCAAATACACGCGTCACAGCCGTCGGTTCGGTCGCCACCTCGGTCAACAACCTGGCGGCACGCTTCAACAACCTGAGCGGCACCGGGCAGACTGTCGAGTCGGTCATCATCAACGACCGCAACGCTGCAGCCAACGCCAATGCAGGCACAGCCTCGTCGGTCACGGGCTTGGTCACCCGCTTCGACACAATGGACCCCACGGGCAAGCCCTTCAACTCGGTCGAGGCGCGCGTCGCCAGGGAAGAGATCACAAGGGCCACCGCCGACACGGCACAAGCGAACCTGACCACCCAAGTGACGGCGCGACTGAACAACGCAAGCGGCGCGGGCTCGGGCGTGACTGTAGAGCAAAATTTTGCAGCTTCCGCAACCGCCCTTGGCAACCTTCAGGGTCAGTGGACAGTCAAGCTCGACAACAACGGAAACGTGTCGGGCTTTGGTCTGGCTTCGACATCACCCAATGGTGTTCCTCACTCAAAATTTGCAGTCGCTGCCAACCAGTTCTCGATTGCTCCACCCAGCGGCGGCACAGGCGTCGTGCCCTTTCAGGCATTCACAACGAATACAACAATCAACGGGGCATTTGTCCCAGCTGGTGTTTATATAACAGATGCCTTTATTCGCAGTGCTCAAATTGACACGTTGAAGATTGCCGGCAATGCAGTGACGGTTCCATCGTCTGTTAGCGTCCCGGGAAATCACGTAGTCGTTCCAAGGTATCATCAGATCGGAGATACACTTATTTCATGGACGGAAGCTGCCGTCGTTTGGGTAGATTTCGGAACGTCCCCTGTAAGGCACATCACTGTAATTGGCAGTTTTAATTTGCTGTCAAATGTATCAGGCTTTACGTCTAGTTATCTTCGAGTGCGTCATCTTCAAAGCGGAGCGACTAGCAATGTTCCGGGTGTTACTCATAATAACAGCGTGATGTTGTTCATCGGTGACGCAATGGTTGCTTCGCTTATTGGCGTGAATGCGTTTGTTTTAGAGTTTGTGTCTCTTCAAGAGGGGGGTCAATACAGAAGGGGTGACGCATGGCTAACAATCTTGGGGTCTAAAAAATGAATTCAAATTACATTTCATATGATGTCAACACGGGCGAAATTCTCTCAAAAGGATACTCTCAGCTGTCTTTGCTTAATTTGCGCCCAGACGTAATTATCCTGGGGGGTGAGGGGGTGGACATCATGGGGTTTCGCGTTGAAAACGGCGCGCTTGTGGTGATGCCGCCTCGCCCCTCTCAACATCACGCTTTTAACTACGTCGTCAAACAGTGGGAAGACCCGCGCACGCTTGCTGATCACAAGAGCGTCAAGAACAGCGCCATCAACTCGGCCCGCCTGCAAGCCAACCAGGGCTCGTTCACCTACGAGGGCAAGCAGATCGCCACCGACCCGCTGAGCCGGGGCGACATCGATGGCGCGCACGGGGACTGGCTGATCGGCAACGTACCAGCCGATTGGCCCGGTGGGTGGAAGACGATGGACAACACCTACGTGGCAATCCCCGACCAGACGACTTGGTTCTTGTTCTACAAGGCCATGACCGCGCAGGGCACGGCCAACTTCATTCACGCACAAGCCCTCAAGGCGCAGCTTGATGCGGCCACGACCCCAGAAGAGGTCGAAGCGGTCCCGTCATGGTAGCCGCTTGAAGATAAGTCAGTGCTAACATACACTTAGCCAAAAGGAACTGAAATGGCATGGTATAAATCTGGAAGCGTCGCACTCACAAACGGGTCGCGCAACGTGGTCGGCACCTCGACGAACTTTGTGCGCTTTGCTGAAGTCGGCGAGGCGATACTTCTCCCCGATGGTCAGGTCTACGAAATCGACCAGATTTCGTCTGCCACAGAACTGCGCCTGGCCCGCCCCTACGCCGGCCCAACCCTCTCTGACGCGACTTACTCGGTCGCACCCACGCAGGGGTATGTTCGAGAATTGGCATACAAGGCAGCGAACCTCATTGACCAGTACGGCGTGGTCAATGAGACCACCGCCACCACGCTGACTGAGCTGACCAACACCCGCGATATTCTGGCCAACGCCTACGGGTCATTGGAGAATATGCAAACCGCGATCGACCAGGCAACAGGTGAAATTGAAACCGCCCGGGTCACGTCCCTTGGCGATGTTGATGCAGCCCGCACCACATCGCTGGCGCAGGTAGACACAGCGCGTCTTGGTTCACTGGCTGACGTTGAAGGCGCGCGCACCACATCGCTGACCAATGTGGAGACGGTCCGCACCGGCGCCCTTGATAACGTGGAAGCTGCACGCGCAAGTTCGCTTGCCGCGCAGTCGCTGGCAAGGGCGACTTCGCTTGCCGATGTCGAGGCTGCTCGTCTCGCCTCGCTTGCAGAGCAGGGGCTCAGTCGCGTCACGTCTCTTGCCAACGTAGAGATGGCCCGCTTGAGCTCACTGTCTGATGTGGAGCAACTGCGCACCACCTCGCTGACTGACGTGTCGGCCCTGCGTCTGACCTCACTGACCGATGTTGAGGCGAAGCGAGTGTCGTCTGTGGCATCTGTCGAGACAAAACACCAGGCGTCTTTGACATCGGTTGAGCTGGCACGAGTCACATCGGTCGATTCGGTTGAGGCGACCCGAAACTCCGTTCTTGCCTCGGTTTATGAGGCTGAAAATGCCGCCGTCGTGCATGTCGAGCAGGTGCAGGCAACTGCCACCGCAGACGTTGACGCCCACTCGGCAACCGCCCACACATCGCTCGAAGTGACACGCATGGCCGCCAACGCGACCATCGAGGTAACGCGGGTTGATGCCAACGCTTCTGTCGAAACAAAGCGGGTGAGCTCGATTGCCTCCGTCGAAGAAAAGCGTCTTTCCTCTGTGACCGACGTGACCGACACCCGGGTGAGCGCACTCAGCGCCATCGACATCGAGCTGAACAGGGTGGGTGCGCTTTCACTGTTGGCGCAGGGTAGTGCCTCAGCTGCCGCCAGCACCGCGCTGCATGTCGACAACGTGGCCATTCTGGTGGACGCATCGCGCGACGCCGCGACAGCCAGCGCCGCCGCAGCTCTAACATCTGCCGACAATTCCAGCGTCAGCGCCGCGCAGTCTGCGCTCAGCTCGACCGAGGCGACACAGCAGGCGACCGCATCAGATGTCTCGCGCGCCGAGAGTCTGCGACTGCACGACCTGACGCTCGGCTACCAACAGGCAGCGCAAGACGCAACGGTCAACGCGATTGCAGTGGCAGAAGACCGCGCCGCGGCGGACGTCAGCGCCACAGCAGCTGCAGCCAGCGAAGCATCGGTCGAGACGAATCGAATCGCCAGTGCAGCCAGTGAGCTGAATGCCGCCAACAGCGAATCAGCAGCCGCTGCCAGTCAGGTCGCAGCCGCTGCCAGTCAGGTCGCATCCGCTCTGAGCGAGACAAACGCCCGGTCAAGTGAACTTGCCAGCGCCGCCAGTGAGACTGTGGTGCTCGCCAAGACGGCGATTGTGCTCACCCAGAGCGAGCAGACGCGCCTGAACGCAGAGGGGGCGGTTCGAGATGCCGCGTCAACTGCTGCCGATCGCGCGGCCTCTGCCGCCTCTACCGCATCGGCTGCCGCGAGCGAAGACCTGGCGCGTCGCTGGGCCACGCAAGAGGTCACACCAGTAACGACGGACGCCCAGGGCAACCAGCTGTATTCGGCACGCTACTGGGCCAATTTGGCCGCCACCGCCGTCAGCGGCTCCATGTCGTACATGGGTGTTTGGGATGCGTCCACGGGGGCCTTGCCGAACGGCTTCGCAACTGGCCAGTTCTACAAGGTCGGCACCACCGGCGTGATCGACGGTGTGACCTACACCCAGCTGGATATGGTGATCTTCAACGGCTCGACTTGGGACCACATCGACAACACCGAAGACTTCACACAGGTTCAGACCCAGCTTGACGACATGACCAGGGAGCTTCGCGTGATCAAGGCACTGGCGATTCTTGGTCTGTGAAGTCAGTCAGCAATGACTTGACACAAGACGCAAGCTCGGTACAATCCGCACACTACTTTGGAGGCTTTTGATGTCCGGCTTGTTTGATAGCAATCTCGTGGCTGCCGTGAACAGCACCCCCACGCTGATTTACCAGCCGGTAACCGATGGTGTGGCGATGTCATGTCTGATGACCAACGGCTACATGTCGACGCTGCCATTGTCCGTGTGGATCGACCGCGCTGGCGTGGTCGTGAAGCTGGCATCGGGCGACCGGGTCGAGGCGGGCAAGAGTCTGGAGGTGCTGGCAGGCAGCAAGGTGGCTCTCAAGGCGGACGACATGGTGTATGCCCAGTGCCCGATCGCCGGTGCCTTCACTGGCATTTTGTCCGCTTACAAGGATCAGTAAACAATGACTGATGGTGAAACCCAAAATATCAGTCTTGGTGGCGCGCGTCTGCCGGCCACCTTGGCCAGCGACGTGTTCTACGGCTTTCGACTCGACTCGACAACGGGTCACCTGAACATCGAGGTGATCGGCAACGGCGCGGGTGTGGTGCAGCTGCCCCAGCCCGGCCAGATTGACCCGCTTGATTACAAGCAGTGGCTCTGGACCCCCGACACCCTGCAATTTCAATTCAACTCAACAAATGGACACCTGGAGATGACTGTTCTATGACCCAAATTATCGACCTCGGCAAGTTGCGCTTTAACTTTGCCGGCCCCTGGAGTGCCGCCACAGCTTATGAGCGCAACGATGTCGTCAAGTACGGTGGCAACATCTATTGCTACGTGTACACGCTTAAAGAAGCCACACGACTGCCTACGAACACGGTCTACTGGGCTTTGATGGTCAAGGGTATTGACTTCCAAGGTGTGTTTGTAGAAGAAACCCCATACCGCATTGGTGATGGTGTGGCACACGGCGGCAAGGTCTACGTGGCCATTGCGGACTCGACAGGAGCCACTCCACCAAACACGGCAGTGTGGTCACAGTTTGTGGATGGCATTCAGTACGAAGGCGACTACACAAGTCTCTCGGCTTATCAGAAAAACGATGTTGTTAAGTACGGCGGTAGCATCTACATTGCCAAGCAAGACACCACCGGAAACTTGCCAAGCAATGCAACTTTCTGGGATCGTTTTGTTGAAGGCATTTCTTCACAAGGTGTGTACAACGCGGCTACCGCTTACGTGCATGGTGATTTGGTAGCTTACGGCGCTAGTATTTACCGGGCACTGGGCAACACAACAGGCAACTTGCCAAGTAATGAGGCGTTTTGGATCAGGTTTGTGGCGGGTGTCGCGTTGCAGGGTGTGTACAACGCGGCTACCGCTTACGTGCATGGTGATCAGGTGTCTTACGGCGGTAACCTGTTTCAAGCTTTAGGTGACACAGTAGGCAACTTGCCAACTGTAACGGCTAACTGGCAACCACTGCTGCAAAGCATTCGTCCTACAGGCAATTGGGAAACGGCTAAACCTTATTTTGTAAATGATGTGGTGAGCTACGGCGGCAACACTTTTATTTGTGTGCTGCTTCATGCGTCTGGCGTTTTTGCAACGGACCTTGGCTCTACAAAGTGGCAAAAGTTTAGCGGTGGCATCAACTGGCGCGATCAATGGACCGTATCTACTTTTTACCACATCAATGATGTGGTGCGCAGTGGCGGCTCGGCTTACCTTGCCATTCAAGATCACACATCATCCGGGACTTTTACCGCGGACGTAGACTTGTGGCAACTGTTTGCAGTGGGGGGAGGTGATGTTCTGCCTCCCATTAATGCGCTGCTCGATCTGGGCAAATCCCTGACTGTAAGGGCAGACGGTAGTGGCTATGAGCTGGCTGCTGCAACGCTGTCTGCACACCGTCTGTACGTGGCCGTTACTGGGGTTGACGCTCCTGGTCGGGGCGAAAACCAAGCTGTTCCTCTTGCTTCTCTCAAGTACGCCTGCTCGTTGGCGACTGCGGGTACTGCCATTTTTGTTGCTTCGGGCAACTACTTGGAACAGCTGCCTATTACTGTGCCCGCAGGTGTGGCAATTGTGGGAGACACCCAGCGCACAACCATCATTGGTCCCAAAGAAGGCAATGACGACACGGGCCTAGTTCCAAACTCCGAGTCAAGCATGTTCTTGTTGGGCAACGGTGCCCTTTTGAACAAAATGACTTTTAAGGGCTTGACTGGGTGGGTTCCTGGCGCTGAAGCAAAAGACATTACGACTTCAGTTATTAAAGCGGTGTACGTGCGCTTTGATCCAGCATCTCCAGTCACAACCAAATCACCTTACGTGATTGAATGCTCGGCAATTGGGTCTGGCGGCATTGGTGCTTTGGTAGACGGCTCTGTTCATGACACTGGTTACAGAACTATCATCTTTCATGCATACACGGTGATCCAAGACAATGGCGTGGGTATCTGGTGTAAAGACGCAGGCAAATCTGAAATTGTTTCTTGCTTTACCTACTACTGCTACTTTGGCTATTCGTGCAGCGGTGGTGGCAATATTCGTGCTCTGAACGGCAACAACTCTTATGGTACTTGGGGTGTGTTTGCGCGCGGTTTTGATGCAGTCGAGCCTCCTATCACAGGCACGCTGGTAGGCCAACAGTTGAACTTTCTGTATGGAGGCGGCAGTATTTCTGTTGGTGACACCGTAAGCAATGACTCGGGTGGATCGGCTGTTATCACCAACGCTCAGTTTTCAGCTAACAAGCTGTATGTCAAAGACGCCACTGGCACGTTTACTCAAGGTGACGAACTGACTTTTACTAGCGGTGGTCAGGGCACTGTTGCTCAAGGCGCACTGGAAGACCAGCAAGGCTTTCTGTTGATGGCTACTGGTTTCTCAGAAGTCCCCAAGCCAGGGGTTTCCTTGCAGCTTTCAGACGACACGTACTCTTATGTTGTTCAAAGCGTGTCGGGTACCTATGTTGACAGCCTAAGCGTTCTGGCCTTAGTTTTGGCGCAAGAAAAGCCAACAGGCTCTGCTGATGGGGCTGCTGTTACTTTGCGGTATCACTACAGTCAGATTCGTCTGACCGGCCATGACTTTCTGAGCATTGGTACAGGTGGTTTTGTTACCACCAACTACCCAGGAAGGCCAACCCAACCAGCAGCTCAAGGCAATGAAACTGAAGAGGTGTTTCCTGGCCGCTGCTACTACGTGTCAACCGACCAAGACGGCAACTTCAGGGTAGGTGAGTATTTCAGGATTGATCAAGCCACGGGTCGGGCTACTCTGAACGCATCGGCCTTTGACTTGTCTGGCCTTACCTCATTGAAACTTGGCTCCATTGGCGCTCAGTTGGGCGAAACCATTAACGAGTTTTCGTCTGACCCTACTTTGTCAGGTAACTCTAACTTGGCAATACCGACCGAAGCTGCGGT